TGCTAGTTCCAAACCAAAACCCAAAGCAGACTCTAAGAAACTGCGTCCTGGTGAGTCCTACATGGACTATTCCAAGCGTCAGAAGTCTTCCTATAAGTCAAGTGGTAGCACTGCTAGTGAGCGTTTGAAGAAAGCAGGTGCAAAGATGTCACCTCCTAAGAAGGAAGGTCTGGGATCTAAGATCAAGCGTAAGTTGGGTCTTGGTGAAGGTGTGATGTCCTATATGGACTGGGACAAACGCCAGAGACTCGAACTGGATGAGCGTACACGTTACGCTAAGGAGACAGGTAAGGATCCTCAGACTGGTAAACCATCCGAGAAGGGTGGTACTATCAAACCTGGATCTGCTATGTCAAAGGTTCGCAAGAGTCTTGCTGGTCAGGGTCTGATGTCATCTAGACGAAAGGCAATTCAACCACAAGGTAAGAAGAAAGAAAAGGGTGCTAAGGGTTATCAGGGACAAACTCCTGTAGATAAGATCAAGGGAAACCTTGCTCGTAAGAGAGCACCTAAACCCGAGATCGGTTCACGATTTGATTGAGCCTATATAGGGTAACCCCCCGTATAGGAATGATCATGGTATCTTTTTTATTGCCACTAGCATATAAAATTGTGGACGCTGCTGTTGCTAAGATCCCAGAAGACGCAGAACTCGGTGAAAAACTCATCGATCTGTGTCTTCTTATCGTTGGTAAGGCAGTAAAACTTACTAAGACTACAGCGGATGATGAACTCTTCGCCAAGGTAGAAGAAGCACTCAAAGCACGCTGAATATAAATAAATAATAGGAATCAAGATCGGAGATTACAATGTCCTTATATGGAAGAGTAGACTCCACTGCTAACCAGACCGCTGTTGGTCTAACAAGAGGTAACGGCAGTGGTTCAGCAACGGAAACTATCGTGTTCTGCGACGAAACCGAAGCAGCACTAAACGAAAATAAGACTCGCGGTATTACAGCACCTGGTTGGTGGGCATATAGAACGTATACCGATCACCTTGGTAACACTCGCCACAAGGCAGAGATGTTGGCATTCATCACTAACCCTGAGGCGAATGCTGATGAGACCCTGGCTGACGACACCATCGCTGCTGACGTAGCATCTGCTGTGACTGTCACAGTCCAACCTGCTGCTTCTACATCCTCCTCAGGTGCTGGTACGTTTACTCTTACCACTACTACCACAGGAACACCTGGTGCTCTTGCCTATCAGTGGCAGCGTCAGACCGCTAATGCTACGACCCGTTGGGTCAACATCAGCGCATCTCTTGACACTGGCATCACGTATGCAGACTTCACTACAGCAACCCTTGCTTACAGTGCTCTTGCTGCAGATGGTCTTGACGGTTATAAGTACCGTGTCAAGATCACCTCTGCTGGTGGTACTGAGGAAGTCATCACTGATGGCGCAGCAACACTGACGTTTAGTAGCTAACATTAGATGAACTTTCGCGAACTGAATGCAGATAATTTCATTCTGTTCGCCATAAAGCATTATGAGAATCCTTGCTGTGTTACACGCGAGGATTTCGATGAGGATATGAAACGGTTCAAGTACCTGAAGAGATTATTCGGACGGTACTTGAAGACCAAGGAGTTACGAACTCACTTGATTATAAATCATATTATTATTCTATACAATGTTTTTGGCGAGGCAGCAACTCCGATGCTTTTTTATAAATTAGAGCGAGAGTATTGGCCAATCATAAAAACATTCTTATTATTTTTAGATAAATATCCTTTAGGTATGATGCCTAATCTGGATATAGAAGACGAAATTCAAGAGGAGCTGGAAAAGATATGATGTCAGTAGGAACTGGTGGTTTCAGTGGTTCATCTACAGCGACTGGTCCTGTGGCAGGTTTCGATCCGCTGCTAGATTTTCGTAAGAAGATGGCACGTCGAGTCAAAGATCATCCTTTTGCTCAAGACTATAAGTCAAAGCGAAAGAAGTCTAAGAAGATGAAGGAATCTGTAGAGAATCCTAAACCTACTCCCCATCTATATCAATACAAGGTATCAATCCCTGAAGTGGGTGAGACTATCATCTATGCATCATCTCAGGCAGAACTGATGATGAAGTTACGACTACTTGTCAATCCACGCTATCGTGGTGACATTACTATTGGTCGTGTTTTTCCTAGTGAAGCAGGAAAGTTTTATAATGAAAAGCGTATGAAGGCATACAGAAGTATTCCTGAAGCGACTGAAGACCCTGCTGCCGCTGCTGCTAAGAAGCAGGGTGCTATGATGAAGAAGCAAGCAGCACAAAAACAAGTGCAACAAAAGATTGCTGCTGAGAAAAAGAAGATTGATCTCAAGAAGCAAGAGATGCAAAGAGCACTGCAAACTAAAATTGCAGTTATGAAGAAAGGTGCTACTGCAGGCATGAATCCTACAGGTGCAACTGAAGAAGTTGTTTATGAATCTTCAGGTGGCAACATTGATATGATAAAATCGATTGCAGATTCAAACCAACCTGGAAAGATTGAGTTCTTGAATGGTGAGAGTTTCCAACTGCAACCTGCTATCGCACAGAAAATCTTCCAGGCGTATGAACAACTGGGAGTACAAAAGAATCGTGCAAAATTTAGTAATGCTGCAAATGAGACAACACAATCATTTGAAAAAATACTAAGTTTCGTAGGAGCACAAGGTTAGAATGGCATTTGGTCTTGGTAGATTAGCAGTTTTGGAAAGTAAACTGGACATTTATGAAGATCTCTCCAAAGAGATGCTTGACAAGCTCGAAAGAGCAGTAGGAACAATTTCAGAAAACAGCAACAGAGTTGCTGTGATCTTGGAGCGCCACGAAAATCGTTTGAATGAATCTGAACGTGCCGATAAACTTATCATCGGTATGCTTGAGGAGATGAAGGAAAGGCATGATAAAGATCATGAACTACTTCAAATTAGGATCAGCAAGGTCCAGAAGAAAACAGAAAGCAATGCTAAGTTTGTCATTGCTACTACAGCTGTACTGACCACCATTGTGACAGTATTACAAGTGATCCCTCCTGTCTTCAAACTGTTGACACCACCCCCTTCCAATGTTAGAGTGGGACCAGCGATCTAGGACACTCTATGACAGTTGACAGGAAGTACGCAGACCTTTTGGGGTCACGTCTTCAGAAGTTCTCTGTCAAGAACAATGGTCGCGTGTGGAATTTCAGGTGTCCTTACTGTGGTGACTCACAGAGGGACAAGAAAAAGGCGCGTGGTTACTTGTTCTTGAAGAAGAATGACATCATCTACAAGTGCCACAACTGTGGTGTGGGGAAATCTCTTGGGAACTTTCTAAAGGATAATGCTCCCGATCTTTATGATGAGTTTGTCATGGAGCGATACAAGTCTGGACTGACGGGCAAAGGTAGAAACGTTTCTAATCCTGTGTTCGTATCGAAACGTCCTAAGTTCGTATCAAAACCAACTGGTTTGCAAAGTATTTCAGACCTAAATATTTCTCACCCAGCCGTTCGTTACCTTCAAAATAGGGAACTACCACAAGACGCATACAAGCGACTATATTACGTTGATAGGTTTCAGAACTGGGTAAACGCACAGAAAAAAACATTCCCCGACTCCAAGTTAGATCATCCAAGAATCATCATTCCTTTGATTGATTCTGGTGGATCCTGGTTTGGTTTCCAGGGTCGCTCTCTGAACCCCAAAGATAAATTGCGTTACATCACAGTCATGCTGGATGATGCAAAGACTAAAATCTATGGACAAGAAAGTATCAACCCTGACAAAACAGTTTATGTCACCGAAGGACCCTTCGACAGTTATTTCCTTACCAATGCTATTGCTATGTGTGGTAGCGATGTTGACCACAGCTCTCTTCCTTATCGAAATCGGATCTGGGTATTCGACAACGAACCAAGATCTAGAGAAATCTCAAATAAAATTGATAGAGCAATATCTGAGGGAGAGAAAGTAGTTATCTGGCCGAATCATATCGAACAAAAGGACTTGAATGACATGTCTCTTTCTGGACATGAGGTGAAGTCTATAGTAGAATCCAATGTGTATAGTGGATTACAAGCCCAAGTAAAATTTTCAGAGTGGAAAAAAGTATGAGCAATGGTATCAAGGTAGTAAAGCGAGACGGTGTAGAGGAACCGATCAACTTGGAAAAGATTCATAAGATGGTAGAACATGCTTGCTATGGTCTAGCAAGTGTGTCTGCATCACAAGTTGAGATCAATTCTGGAATTCAATTTTACGATGGTATCAAAACTTCTGATATTCAAGAGATTCTAATCCGTTCTGCTAATGATCTGATCAGTCTTGACAATCCAAACTATCAATTTGTAGCAGCGCGTCTGCTTCTGTTTGGTCTTCGTAAGTCTGTCTATAGTGTTTCTCCTGTAAACCATCCTAAGGTAGAAGATCAACTGTCTGGTGGTATTGAGTCAGGTGTATACGATCGGAGTCTACTCAAGGAATATTCTTCCGAAGAGTTTGCCGAGATGGATTCTTATATGGATCATGAACGTGACATGCTGTTCACGTATGCTGGTCTGAGACAAGTTGTGGATAAATACTTAGTGCAAGATCGTAGTTCTGGAGAGATCTACGAGACGCCGCAATACATGTACATGCTTATTGCTGCAACTCTTTTCCAGAAGTACCCACAAGATACAAGACTCGATTATGTCAGACGATACTACGACGCGATCAGCAAGCACCAAATCAACATCCCCACGCCTGTCATGGCAGGAGTACGAACTCCGCTTCGACAGTTTGCTAGCTGTGTTCTTGTTGATGTCGATGACACCCTCGATAGTATCTTTTCTAGTGACATGGCGATTGGCTACTATGTTGCTCAACGTGCAGGAATCGGTATCAACGCAGGTAGAATCCGTGGCATCAACAGTAAAATCAGAGGTGGAGAAGTCCAGCACACAGGTGTTATTCCATTCCTCAAAAAATTTGAAAGCACTGTCAGATGTTGTACTCAAAATGGCATTCGCGGTGGATCGGCTACAGTACACTTCCCAATCTGGCACTCAGAAATAGAAGATATTATTGTTCTCAAGAACAACAAAGGCACAGAAGACAATCGGGTACGCAAACTTGACTACTCCATCCAACTATCAAAGATTTTCTACGAACGTTTCATTGCGAATGGAGAGATTAGCTTATTCTCACCGAATGACGTACCAGGTCTCTATGATGCTTTTGGTACTGATTCATTTGACGCTTGCTATGTGGACTATGAATCAGATCAGTCTGTTCCAAGAAAGACTATCGGGGCACAGGAACTAGTTCTTAGTCTCCTGAAGGAGAGAGCAGAGACAGGTCGGTTGTATCTTATGAACATCGACCACTGCAATAGTCATTCGTCCTTCAAGGATAAGGTGAACATGAGTAATCTTTGTCAGGAGATCACTCTTCCTACTGATCCTATCAATCATATCAATGATGATGCAGGTGAGATTGCTTTGTGTATTCTTTCTGCAATCAACGTAGGAAAACTGAAGTCCATCGATGAAATGGAATCGCTCTGTGACCTCGCTGTGAGGGGTCTAGAGGAGTTGATTGACTACCAGGATTATCCAGTCGATGCTGCACGCCGTAGCACCCTTGCAAGGCGTTCTCTGGGCATTGGATACATTGGTTTGGCACACTACCTTGCCAAGCGTGGTCTCAAGTACAGTGCTCAGGAAGCATTGTCTGAGGTACATGATCTGACAGAAGCGTTCCAATATTATTTGCTGAGAGCATCTAATAAAATTGCTCAGGAGAAAGGTCCATGTCAAGATTTCGATAGGACTAAATATTCAGACGGCGTTCTTCCTATTGATTCATATAAGAAGGATGTTGATGTTTTAGTTTCTCCAGAATACAACTATGATTGGGATAGTCTTAGGTCGGATATCACAACCTACGGATTACGACACAGCACACTGTCCGCACAGATGCCTTCGGAGAGCAGTTCCGTTGTGTCAAACGCTACCAATGGAATCGAGCCTCCTCGCGACTACTTGTCCATCAAGAAATCAAAGAAAGGACCGCTCAAGCAAATTGTTCCTCAGTACAATAGTCTCAAGAATAATTACACTCTTCTTTGGGACATGGAGTCGAACAAAGGGTATATTGAGATCGTCGCGGTGATTCAAAAGTTCTTTGACCAGGCAATCTCAGGTAACTGGAGTTATAATCCAGAGCAATATCCTGACAATGAAGTACCTGTGTCTGTGATGGCAAACGATTTCCTCACTACCTACAAGTATGGATGGAAGACTTCGTATTACCAAAACACGTATGATGCTAAGAAAGATGGTGACGATATTGAAACATTGATTCAAGAATTACTAGAAACCGAGGAGGAAGATTGTGACAGCTGCAAAGTCTGAAGTAAAAGGAATGACAGTATTCAACAAAGAAAAAGTAAATACCAAGAAGCAACCAATGTTTTTTGGTCAACCGTTGGGAGTCCAAAGGTATGATACGTTCAAGTATCCTATCTTTGATCGTCTCACACAGCAACAACTAGGTTATTTCTGGAGACCAGAGGAGGTCTCCCTTCAAAAAGATCGTGCAGACTATGCTCAACTCACTCCTGAACAGCGCCATATATTCACGTCCAACCTCAAGTACCAGATCATGCTGGATTCTGTACAAGGGCGTGGTCCTGGGATGGCTTTTATCCCTTATTGTTCACTACCCGAACTAGAGGCGTGCATGAATGTATGGGAGTTTATGGAGATGATCCATAGTCGCTCTTACACATACATTATCAAGAACGTTTACTCTAATCCTGAGGATGTCTTTGACACCATTCTGGATGATGAAAAGATTATTGACAGGTCTACTAGTGTCACCGAATCCTATGATGATTTCATCAATCATGCTCATCAGTATGACACTGGATCCATGTGGGAACTTGCAAAGGATGGTCACTATGCAGGACAGTATGATCGACGCGAACTGAAGCGTAAACTTTACAGAGCAGTTGCTAATGTAAACATCCTAGAAGGAATCCGATTCTACGTTTCATTTGCTTGTAGTTTTGCCTTTGGTGAACTCAAACTTATGGAAGGGTCTGCAAAAATTCTATCTCTTATTGCAAGAGATGAGAGTCAGCACCTGAATATCACTCAGAACATTCTAAAAAACTGGCGTGATGGTGATGATCCTGAGATGCAGCAAATTGCATTGGAAGAGGAAGAGAATGTCATCAAAATGTTTGTCAAGACTGTTGATGAAGAGAAGGCATGGGCAGAATATCTGTTCAAAGATGGTTCGATGATTGGTCTCAATGACAGACTATTGTCACAATATGTTGAGTGGATTGCTAACCGTCGTATGAAAGCGATTGGTTTGAAGCCTATCTATAATGTACCTGCAAAGAGTAATCCACTGCCCTGGACAGAGCATTGGTTGAACTCTAAGGGTCAACAAAATGCACCACAGGAGACGGAGATTGAATCATACATCGTCGGAGGAATCAAACAAGATGTCGAAGCAAATTCCTTCGCAGGATTTGCTCTCTAGTACAGAATGGTTAGACAAGGTATACAATGAACTTCTGGACACACACAATGAATCGGGTTCGGAACCAGGTTGGGACATGGTTTGGGACAAAGAGTACGCTAGGAGACAAGAGTCTAGACGCTCTGAGTGCCAACCAGAAGAGGGAAGTTCTAAGACTGATTGATCGGGCTATTGACAACCACAATAGAACTGCTACACTGGTGTCAGCATCGATAGGAGGGGTTCTACTCTTCTTCTATGCTCACGGTGTTGTCTCTATCGTAGATAGAACAGCAAACTAACACATACTATTATAAATAGTAACGTAGCAATTTGCTACGACATTACGTTCATCCCTTCGGGGACGCAAGTAAGTCGCGGAACGGAGCGTTCATCCCATGATTGAAATACTTCTGTATACAACCCTCACCTGTGCTCAGACAGACGCAATTATATTGCGGATGCGAAAGTACAAAGATCTTGACACTGAGTCAAAGATTGAATTGGTTGAGGTCATGAAGGAATCAAATCCTGAATGTTATTGGGACGCAAACGACTGAAGGAACGGGGGAATAAACCACCCTAACTTCAGGAGTACCACAATGAACACACTCAATCTGATCAAGAAGCAGATCAATAAGGCATCTGCATTGCACAACGCACAAATTCTTCACACCTCATATCGTGGTGTTGAGTATAGTACACGTTGTGTAGAGTCTAAGGAGACTCATGGAACCTTCTGCTATCGCGGTAAGACCTACAGCAAGTAGATAGTAAAATCTTGAGATCAAGATACAGCACCTCCTTAGGGGGTGCTTTTTTGTGTACATAGTGCTACGATGCATACTGTAATATGCCAAGGAATCCAATGAACAAAATCGACTTGCAAGCACGTATCTACAAGTACAAGACTGCCCTCTACGAAGGCGAGTATGAGGAGATGTCAGAGGAATGGCACCAGGGTGGACATGATGCCATGAACCGCATCCTAGACGCTCTGCAGGAGTTTCGGGATTGACAGATATAGATATTCCAAGTAAACTAACACTGTGGGGTTCAGAGATGAATAGAGATCATCTAAAGGTCCTTGTCAGAGACTTAGAAATTATTTTGAGTGAGTTGAAATCAGAAGTGTACTCAGATACAGAGTCATACATAGATACTGATAAGTATTACTCTGACATTGATGACAACGGAGATTGATTATGAAAATCCATGGACATATAATGAAACCCCTTTTGGGGGGAGTCTTATTGGGGACAACTTTGGGTTTGTTTACTGCATTACAAATACCCAAACCAACAGAAAATATATCGGAAGAAAATACTTCTGGTCATTTAGAAAGCCTCCAGGTAAAAGTAGGAGAGTTAGAAGTGAAAGTGACTGGAGAAAATATTACGGCAGCTCTGATGAAATACGTGCCGATGTTCGCTTGTACGGAAAACCTGCCTTTCAGCGACATATAATCAGCCTACATACAACCAAGGGTCAGACAAACTACGAAGAGACCCGACAACTTTTTATCAACAACGTCCTTACGGAGGCAATGAACGATGGAACGCCTGCTTACTACAACAGCAATATCCTCGGTCGATACATGCGTAAGGACTATTTCGGAACTGGCACATGTGCTTGACAGCAGACCAACCACCCTGCTATACTGACAGGGTAGTCAAGAGGAATCACCATGGGCAGTTTTCGTTTCTTCGACGACTTCAATATGAAGTCACCACTCGATAGTTACATTGACAAACTTCAAGACCTTCTTGCTGAGGGAAGGTATGATGATGCCACGGTTCTTTCTTCTCAGATAAACAATATCACAGGGGTCAGTAGCTCAGTGGATAGAGCATCGCACTTCTAATGCGTTGGTCGGGGGTTCAAATCCCTCCTGACCCGTTCCCCTTAGGGGGATATTGTACATCGCTTAGGATAACTATGACTACAGTACAAAAGTTTTCTCCTGTAACGGACGTTCTACGTTCAGCAGTTACTGGAGACGTAGATCTCGACACCGAGTACCCTAATATTTTCCAAAAGGTCTATAGACACTACGAGGAAAAAGGTGTTGATTTCTATGGTAATCCCGATGAGGATTATGCTATCCTAATTGACAAACTTGAGTTCGACTTATTCTAACTTACATTATGATCCAAACCACCCTTGAATCTATTGCAAAGAATGAACTCTATATGGGTTACATCTTTGGTATTATGATCTTGGGTGGTTTCATCCGTGAGTATTCTGCGTTGGAGGATATTTATTCTTTAGCAAGGAAGTATATTACAGATAATCGTATCCTGGTTATCATTACTTCCTTACTTGGAGGTATCCTCCCCATCCCTGGACGTGTAGCATTGTCTGCACCACTCTTGGATGGTATTGCACCACGAGATAAAGAACGCCGTTCTGATTTTGGTGTGATTGATTACCTATCAGTCCATCATTACTACTGGTGGTCTCCATTAGAGAAGACAGTTGTCTTACCTATGGCAGTGATGGGTATATCCTATGGAACTTTCCTTGGATATACTATTGTTCCTTTGCTTATCACCTTGGCATACACATGGTGGTATATCTTTACTAAGGTTCCTGCATCATCTGTTGTTCCTAATCTAGAGTATGTTCGTGAGTTCAACTGGCGTCGTGCTCTCACTGGATGGGCACCACTGATTGCTACTGTGATTCTTCTATTGAATACAGGCAAAGGTGGTGCAATCTTCTTCTTCCCTTGGTTCCTTGGAATGGCAATCTACTATTCTATTGTGTTCAAGGATTGGAAGTGGGGCAAGTGGTTGGATGGTAAGTTTGCCATCATTGCTACACTTGTCCTTGCCCTCGGAGGGGTCGTAGGACTGGTGAAAGGACCAGTCATGGAGTATCTCAACGCAGCAACGCCTGGGATGCTTATACCTGCCTCTCTGGTGGCAATGGTTGCTGCTTATGCTATGGGATCATCTGGCAAGTATGCTGGCATGACCTCTGCACTGGTAGCAATCT